ATCCGAAAAACAACAAAATCTCATATCTTCTCAACCTTGACTCATACTTAACACAAATCTAAAATTAAAATTCTCCAACATGTCAACTGAACCTGTTCTAAAATTTATACATAATAAAAAAGATGTAATATTGAAAAGAAGCGCAGGGACAAAATGTTATACTTATCCTTTGAAGGGTTTTAAAGGAAAACCTGAGATTACACTTGGTGTTTATAAAGGCAAAAAAGAAGATCTCAAAAAGATTGTTTTTGGAGAGTTAATCAAAGGAACTTTAGATTGTGATCTTTTTCTAAGATGGCTTATCGACTCAAGTGTAAATGAAGTGAATAAACTTGAATCTGATTGGAAAAGTTATAATGTGACAATAGGGCAAAAAGGGAAAGAAATCAGATGGACTGATTTAATTGATATTAAAGATGGATCAGAGATTAAACTGGAGAAAGCAACCGAGAAACCCACCAAGCTCAGTGACATCATTCTTGCAATTCTTGGTCTTTCCATATATAGAGTCAATAGTGCTCAAAATCCTGAACACAAAACCAAATTGTGTGATCATATTGAAGGATTTTTAAGAGATCTTGGTTTGGATTCATCTGTAAGTATCAGTGATTGGGTCAAGACTTACTCAGGTTGGTTGAAGAACAAGAGTTATCTGAAAGTTGTTGCTTCTATTGATATGTACTTCAATAAATTCTCAACTTCTGACAATGCTTCCGTCAGAATAGGGACTTTGGGTTCTAGATACAAAGATATGGCTGCATGGGTGTCTTTGGGATATTTGATTAAGATAACTGGACAAACTGGAAATGACCTTCTCAAATGGATCTGGGAAAGACCAATTGCTGAACAGATAGTCAGACTTTGTGAACCTGGACAAGAAGATGATCAGGATGATAGCTATTTTCCGTACGGTCATGATATGGGGTTTGTTCCAATTTCTCCTTACTCAACTTCAGCAAATCCGGATCTTTTCATCTGGATTCATTTCATTGGTGCACTTCTCAACAAGACAAGAAGCAGAAATGCAAGGATGATGGAAGACATTCCCACATCATCAATTCTAAGAAATTCACTTTTGTTTGCTTTCGCTATCTCTCAATATTCATCTATGGTAGGACAGTTTACAGAGTCCGGAAATACTGAAGACTCTAGAACCCCAGTTGGACAATCTGGAACAATGCCTAAAACAGTGAAAGGTGATGTCTGGCTTAAGTGGATCAAAGCTCAAGGAGGAACAATCCCCTCTACAATTATAACTTGGTACAACAAAGTTCAAACAGAGCTACAGGGGGCGAGAACAGGAACAGTTGCTGAAGCTATAACTGGACTTATTCTGTAAGCATTCAAGACAAATGAAAAAAACTAACACAAATACATATCATCTGAAAAGGACCGAGAATCCATCAACTGAAACATGTCCTACTACCTAGAAGAGCTGAAGTCCAATGATGTTAATATGGAGGAAGTTCCTTTTGATACTACAGCATATAATACGTTTGAGGTTGATGCAATCCCTGAAGGCTTGCCACAGTGGGAGATAAAAAGAAGACAGATTGACAACATTCTTGGTGCTCTGAGTCAACTTGGAGTGCGATGTGATTACTTGACTGATGATGTTAACAGCATCAGATTTTACATAACTCTTGATCCTCAGCTTTATTCCTATGAGGTTGATCCTGAAGATAACTTCATAATATTTGAAAATGAACAGTCTGAAGACGAAGATGAATTTCTTTGTTTCATTGAGGAATGGGACTTCTAATCTGAAACACGAAAAAAACCAACACAAATACACAAAATGGAAAACTTTCCACCAGACTTTGATCCAACCAAGAGTCTAAACAGCTGTCTGAAATCCTTTGAGAAAACATGCAATGAAGAGAGAATTTTTGGAGGTGAAAACCACAATGATTTAGAGAACGCATCAGGAGGAGATTCAATAACAACCAATGACAGTGAACAAAGCTCAAGTGATGTCTTCATAATTGAAAAAATCCCTGTGGGTTTGTCAGCAAAAGAGATAGAAGACAGACAAGTCCTCAATATCTTGAGAGGTTTCCAACAAATTGGTATAGAATGCCAATTTACCTCAAGGAATGATGATCATTTGAAGTTTACTGTAATATGGCCAGATGATAGTTCATCGGAAATAAGCAATAATGAAACACTTCAAAATGATAAAAGAGAAGAAAAATATGAAAATGAAAATAATGATTCGGATGATGAAATTCAAAGTGCTCCGGAGATTGATCTGGATACCTTCAACTTCCTAAAAGGATACTCAGAGGAGTATGTGAAGCTCAATCAGGAAAATATTCTTCCTCAAATTGATCAAAAAACACTTATGTTTTTGAGAGATTTAGAGAACGGATTTGAATTAAGAAGTATTGAAGGTGGATATGTAAATATACATCTTGGACTTTTAAAAACCCCAATTGACAAAATCAAAAAGATCAAATATCCTGAAGTATACGATGTTAAAGAATACTGTTTCAAAATGCTTTCTGAGGACCCAACAGACATCGAATTGTTCAGCATGGTTGACTGGGACTAAAAATTCAACACAAATACTAAATTGAAGTTCATGAAAAAAACAAATGTCTTGGATATTTGGAAATAGAGATAGGACTCAGCTGTTTGACTCTTACCTAAACGGTTCGAGCTCAGACAACACCAGTCAACAAGATTTACCAACATATCAAATTGTTGGAGATTTTAATCTGATTCTCAATAAAGCTCTTCAAAGCAAAGAGGACTACAAAGATCTTCACAAACAGCTTGTTGAAAATTATACTGGTTCTTACAGTGCAAAGCCTATAGTGATTTTATTAGTCCGTCTGACGGCTCTCACATTAAGGAAGGACAAGACTGAGAGGGACAATCATTATTATTCCGGGAGTTTTGCAGGTATAATCAGGTTGGGGATAAGTGTCGACTTGCCTACACCTCCTGACATAAACAGATATAGTTTTGATCATTCGATAAATAACTCTGAGTATAGAGGGAGGTATTTTGGGTCTGTCGCATATACAAAAAGACGAGGTGAATCAGTGAGAAATCATTCAACATATATTAAAAATCTGGCTAGAACAAATCCGTTGACTTTTGAGGATTTCGACTTATCAGATTATAAATTTGAGATTAATAAACGTCATATTTTGATTTCACAGAAATGATTGTCTTTCCTTTCGAAATGTTTGTTCCAGCAATTGTTATATTTTTAAAAAATTTAGATTGATCACTATAAAGTTATTATTGGCCACTTGTGCTGATTTCAATTTGAGAGGGGATATCAAGGAGAGGTTTTATGATTGGGTGATGGGAGTTTGGGGTGTTTATAAAAACGGAAGAAGAAGTGAATATTTAGATTTGCTTTCAGAACAATTAATTGAAGTAGTTATAGAACCATGAAAAAAACAACACAAATAATAAAAGTGTAAAATGAAAGAGTATGGACTTATCCTGTTGGCTATTGGAGCTATTCAAATTGCTAATGGCAGTCTTTTTTATTTCCCCAGTGAAAAGGATCTTCATTGGCACCCAATTAACCATACTAGTATTAGGTGCCCTATTAGGTCTGGCGACAAGTATCCTGGGGACAGTGCAAATGTCCAGTTCTCTGTCCCATATCGTGACCCTAAGCATCTCCTTAATGGATACAGCTGTCACAAAACTAAGTGGGTTTCGGAGTGTACTGAATCGTGGTATTGGACAACTGATATTAAACAGTATATCAGAGTCTTGCCAGTAAGTAAAGAAGAATGTGTCAACGAACTGAGAAACAGAGAAGAGGGACAATCATTGAGTCCTTTCTTTGAAGCTCCTGTATGTCAATGGGCAAACACAGTTAGAAAAGAGAAGGACTTTGTGATCCTTAACAAAAAGAGAATGCAATTGGATCCTTATAGTCTAGAGGTAGTTGATCCTCTATTGTTAACTGGACGATGCAAAACAAGTCTCGATGGATGTAAAACTATACAAGACGGAGTCTTGTGGTTTTCAGAGGAGAATCCTAAAAAAGCTATGGAGATGAGAGTCTTAGGCTTGAAATATTCCCCTAAAGGTGGTGACATGAAAGACCTAGTAATCTGGGGGGAAGGAATCCCTTTGACAAAAATGTCAAAAGCATGCAAGATGCAGTATGCAAACACAGAAGGAGTTAGATTTGAGAGTGGTTTTTGGGGTGTTCCACTAGCAGGAACTGATCAAAAATTTACAAATTGGAAAGAGAACCTCCAAGACTGCCCAGAAGGATCAATTGTAAAACTCCCTTCTGCACACGAGGAAATCGCAGAACATCAAATTGAAATTGATGATTTGGTTCTGTCATTGCAATGTATAGATGTAATAAATAACTTCAAAAACACCAACCAAATAAGTTTTACTGATCTTGCTCTTTTAACTCCTGATCATGCCGGCTTGGCCAATGCATATAGAATCAATAGAGGAATTTTAGAGGCCACTACAGCATACTATTATCAATGCAAACTTAAGAGCAATGTGGACAATGTTATATGCTATGGGGGTCAGGACTTCAACATTCCTGTAAAATGGAATGGATGGGTTGACAGTGGAACACCTGGAACAGCAAGTGCATTCAACGGAGTATATAGAAAAGAAGGAAAAATCATAAATGCCAATGAGAATCTTATGATGAATAGGATTATGGATGAGGACATAATGATGAGGGATATTCAGCCAGTCAGACATCCTATAGAAATAGTAGCAAACAAAAATCAATCATTACCACAATATTTCTTTGATTGGACTGGAGAAAGAGGAAACCCTGTTGAGGATGTTTTTGAAGGGGTCAGCAAATTCTGGAGAAAAGTTATAGAATGGATCGCAATTGGTTTCTTTTCTATTATTGGAGTTCTATTTTTTACAATTTTTGTCAAGATCATTTGGTCATTTAAGCGAGGAAACAGAAAATCTAAGAATTCTGATCAAGAGCTAAATCTTTTCAGATAAAGAGCAACACATATAATGAAAAAAACTGCAAAATGTTTAAACCAGATGAATTTGACATAAATGAAACAGAAAATGTATATGAACTGTCTGATGATGATCTCAGGAAGTGCAACAGCAAGAAAACTGATTTACCAAGTATATCAAGATATGATTACAACTTGGACTCTCCAATCATAATTGATAAAATTGTCAGTTTCTTCGATTATCTTCATGGCAGGAAAACTATTCAATTATACAATGATGTAGAATTTAAGAAATACGAAATATGGTTGAAGTCTGAAAAAGTAAATGTCAAGGACATCATTTCTCCAAAAAACTTAAGCACAATATACGAAAAGATGATCATCAATGATTGGAAAGTGACAGACGATTGGAAATCTATACTTATACAAACATTAAAAGACCAAGATCTCACTGAGGAGATATTCAACAGTTTCAAATTATATCTTTTCGAAAAACAATCAGGTGTGAATAAAACGACGAATCTTACAGGTAACATCAATATAATGGGAACAAAATTCTTATTCTTACATAAATTGGTGATTTTGATGAATAATTGCTGTTGTGCAAGAGGGAAGAGATTAGGTGAACTCTTTGGATTTTATTTCCACAATTTAAAGAATCATAAAATCCCTAGATGTGAAGACCACTATTATAGGGGTTATCATGAAATACTAGAAAAAATCTTGATCACAAAAGATTTCATATTTTTTGGAAAAACTAATACTATTGTTAGTAGGGATCACATTTTAATGTTTAAAGATATAATATTGAATAGAATGAACACATTCATTAGTAATCACATTTACGAGGATTATGACTTAAATGATAAATTGTCAAAATGGTTGAATGCCGGGGATAAGTGTATTATCAATTATGGAAATGACGGATACAAGATTATAAAAATGATAGAACCTATCTGCAACAACATAATGAGTGAAATCGGGAATACATTAATTGAAGAATTTCCATCTTTCCCGACTTTTAATGAGTTTATAAATGGAGAAATGACTACACTTATAAGGGAATATCCAATCTCTGAAGAATTCCTACGCTTAACAAACTCAGGTTCTCTCAAAGAAGTAATATGCAAATTTGGCTGTTATAGATTCTTCGGTCATCCAATAATAAATTACTTAAAAGGTTTAGAAGATTTGTATGAGTTAACACACAAAATCAAGAATATTGATGAGAAGTTTATTGATAAATTAGCAAGTGACATGGCATATATGGTGTTAGAGAAAAAATTTAGAGAAGACAAAATATGGTACATAGATGAACTACCTAAAGGACATCTTCTTTATGAGTTTAGAAGAGATCAAATATGGCCCTCAGCATACATAATTAACACCTTCGGGGATAATTGGCATAACTTACCTTTGACAAAATGTTTTGAGATTCCTGAATTTATAGATCCATCAGAACTATATTCTGACAAAGCACATTCACTTCAATTAAATGAATTAATTGATCACATCAAAAACAACAACAAAAAACCAATACCAACAAGAAGGGTTCTTACAACTTTACTGCACACCGAGAATATAAACTGGATAGACTTTTTAAAGAAAATAAATGATGAAGGATTTGATGTAAATGATTTAATAATCGGTTTGAGAGCAAAAGAAAGAGAATTAAAAGAAGGTGGAAGGTTCTTTGCGTTAATGTCTTGGGTATTAAGAAATTATTTTGTGGTAACTGAATATTTAATAAAATTACATTTTATTCCTCTCTTTGAAGGTTTAACTATGGCTGATGATATGAATATGGTTATTACTAAAATGATAGGGAAAACTGCCGGACAAGATAAAGAGTCGTGTAAAAAGATAATCACTGTTGCCAACCATTTAGATTATATGAAATGGAACAGTAATCAGAGAGGAGAATCAAACAATAAGATATTCAGAGTACTCGGTGAATTTTTAGGAATGCCAAAGCTGATCGAGAGGACACATGAAGTGTTTGAAAATTCCTTTATTTACTTTGTAAATAGACCTGACTTGATGACTGTGAGAGATGGAAAGATAGTCAATTCCACGTCCCACAAGGTGTGTTGGCAAGGTCAATTAGGAGGATTAGAAGGTCTAAGGCAAAAAGGATGGACAATATCATCTATGTTAATGCTTAATAGACTTCCAAAAAGAAGAAATACTATGATCAGAACACTTGCACAAGGAGATAACCAAATTGTTCTTACTACATATCGCCCCAGAATTTGGACTACAGAGAATGACAGAAAAACTATATACGAAGAAATTAAACTTAATAATAATGAAATTATGAAAGAGGTATCTAAAGGTGCTGTAAAAATGGGATTAGAAATCAAAAAAGAAGAATGTATGCAAAGTATAGGTTTTTTAAATTATGGAAAAGTACTGATCATTAAAGGAGTGATATATCCCATTATCTCTAAAAGAATAGCAAGAATAAGTTCAATTAGTAATGATCAAGTTCCCACAATGGCAAATATCCTTTCAACTGTTAGTTCTTGTATATTATCCATTAGTCATTTCAGTGTGAACATTGAACCTATACTCAAAATGTATGGTTTTTTCTTCCCCCTCCTTAGAAACATATGGGAACAATATGATTGTATTTTAGGAGATACAGTTTCTGATATTGTCCCTACAAAATCAGATGAGAGAAGAGAATATATGATTAAAATGATGTTTCTGGATCCATCTTTGGGCGGTGTATGTGGAATGTCATTAAATCGTTATTTAATAAGAAGTTTCCCTGATCCCGTTACAGAAGGATTATCTTTTTGGAAAATCGTATATGAACATACTGAAGATAAAATGATTCGTGATCTGTGTATTTCTTTTGGAAGACCAAAGTTAGCTGATTATAAACATTCTCACTTCAGAAAGTTATTAGAAAATCCAAGTTCACTTAATTTACCAGGTGCAATGTCTCCGGTTTTAGTTCTGAAAGAGCAAATATTGTTGGAAATGATAGAAGAACGACATAACTTCAAAAACAAAATAGTTAAACAGAGTATAGACTTTTACTGTGAACAAAATGAAAATATTATTAGATGGTTAAGTGACCTTCACCCTTGGTATCCAAAATTTATATCTGAATTTTATTCTGCTACGTTTATTGGAATTGTTCAATCACATATCGGGATGTTTCAAAATGCAAGAACCATTAGAAATGTCATGAAGGGGAAAATTGCTGAAGGATTTGACAAAATCATGGTCAATTCTGAAATTGACACCATTAAGCAGAGTATTTCAAAAACAGGATATAAAGGACGAGACATCTGGCGATGTAGTACTGAAAGGGCTGATCAATTAAGAAGAGAGGGATGGGGGAGAATAATATACGGGGTCACAGTCGTACACCCATCAGAGATGTATGGATTAACTGGATTAGGAAACATAAGTTGTGATTTTTGTATATTGGGAGAAGAAGAATTTATAACTACCATTGTGCCAAAAGGTTTCCCTAAAGAAATGAGTAATCGAGGACAATATCCTAGTTATTTAGGATCCAAAACATCAGAAAGTACTTCATTAGTTAATCCTTGGGAAAAAGAATCTAAAATACCATTAATAAGAAGAGCAGCTCATCTCAGAGTGGCAATAGGTTGGTTCACTGATCCTCAATCATATGTAGCAAGTGCCATTTACGAGAACTTACTTAAGCTTACAGGTGAGGAATGGAAGGGAAACCAAAGCGAATCATTTGGTCGGACTGGTACTTCTCAACATCGTTATGGATGTAGTAGACAAAGTCAAGGGGGATATTGTGCTCAAAACCCCGTTCTATCCAGTCATATGATCACTACTACTGATACCATGGGAGAAATAGCTAAAATAAACTGTGACTTTATGTACCAGGCATCTATGTTATATTGTCAATTTTTAACATATGAAAGGTACAAAAATTGTGAAAATCATATAACTGTGCATCACCATATAAGATGCAAGGGTTGCATTAGAGAGATCGAGGAAGTAGAGATTACTGCTGCAAGAGAGATTGTGCTTCCTGATGTATCAGACACAATTAAATCTTGGCTACCCCCAAATTGCAATTTTACTGAAGTTAAATCCCTTATAGAAGTAAGTAAGATAGATGTTGATGACTTAAAAGTAGAGGTTCTACATGTCAATGCAGGAAAATGTGTAGGTTTTCTTTATAGCCAAGGCAAATTTGAAAGATTAAAGACATATGATGAAAGTGCTTTATTCCCTCTGTCACTAAAAGGCAAGATAAATCCAATTATGTTTTGTAGGGGGATAATAATAGGTGTGGTATATTCTTGTGTATTATTCTTAATATCCAGAAGGATGTTAAACAACAAAGGAAGTGTTAAAATTATGATAGAATCTTTAGGCAATTATATACTAAAATCTTTGTCTACAGACAAAGCTTTTATTTCACTGAGTCTCAATGGTGAAATTGAATTTTATCTCTCTACAATTCCACATAAAATTCCTCCCAGTTATCCATCAAATAACAATGATTTAGGTCTTATCTTGGAATCTGGTTTGAAACTGATATTGACTAGATATTTAGACAAAATATATCTGGATAAAGATATTAAGAGACAAAGTATTATTGTATATCCAGAGATGAATGATGCAGAATCTATCAGTTCCTACGGAATAGGTAGAGAAATTCTTAACATATTATGCAAGAATGATCCTCCAAGGAAAACTCAAATGAATAAAATAAGAGAGATGAAAAGTTTGATGTTAGAAATTGGAAAAAGTGACACATGTAGTAATTGGCTACAAGAAAAATACAAGATTACAGTGATTTCTAGTGAAGTCAGACATGCACTGAAACTTCATCCTCATAAATATGAAAAACCTATGGAAAGTCTAAATTGGGGGAATGAATATAAAGGAGAAATTGATTACATCCCGTTATCAGGAACTACCAAAGAAGATCATCTTGTTATAAATCAACCACCTCGCATTAGAAATCCCCTTCTATCCTCAATAAGAACTGGAATGCTAGCAACTGGTTCCCATTACAAGATTCGAACTATCCTTAAACACTTTCATCTTGATGTCAGAGACGCATTGTGTGGAGGAGATGGAAGTGGAGGAATTTGTGCAATGATAATGAGGACATATACTAACAGTAGAACAATTTTTAACAGTTTAATGGACATAGCAGGAGAAGATTTAAGAGGTTGTAAACCTTCCCCTCCATCAGCAATTGTGAGCGCTTCGAAAGATCCAACAAGATGTGTTAACTTATACACATGCTGGGAAAAACCTTCAGACCTATCAAAAGATGAAACATGGTCATACTTTTTACATCTCAAGAAAAATCATAATTTAAGTATTAATTTGATGACTTTTGACATGCAAGTTACTGAAGAAGAAATACAAGATGACATAGATGCAAATTTTATCAAATATGGCCTTCCTATTTTAGAAAATACGTGTTTGGTTATATACAAGACATATATTCACAGATTACTTAAACCCAATAATTTCATAGATAAAATATGGCCTCATTTTGAAAATGTCTATCTTGCAAGAACAAATCTTTCCTCTTCTCATACGAGTGAGATTTATATATTAATGAAAAATATTCAGACTATTAATATTAATAGTAGAGTAGATTGGGGAGATTGTCAGAGGTGGATTCAAAACTCATATTGTTACAAGTCTTGCAGAGAAGAATTAGATCGAGGTAGGACTTTGATTGGTCAAGATCTAGATGTTGGAATCCCTACACAATTACTATCAGATCCAGCTCAAGACCTTGTGAATTGCTTCCAGAGTTTAGGCATAACAAACAGAGTCTCTCTTATCATCGGTAAGACAATCAAATCAAATATAAAGTCATCTCAAATCAATGTGTGCACTAGTGCATGCAATATCCTAATTTATAATGTAAATAATCCTGATAATACATTAAGATATGTACCTAGCAATACAGATGTTGAAAACATTGGGACTTTGTTTTGTGGATTTGGATTGTATATATCCTTGATGATGAATGATTTCAGACTGTATCAAGTTGTAATATGGATAATTAACACTTATTTCTGGGTTTGGTATGACAGGGGATTGTTATCTTTAAGAAGTGCAAAGTATCAAAAAACAGTGAAGTTAAACCAAAGAATTTCTCCCATTCAACACATTTGTAGATCATTGTTGAGAATGTGTAACAAGTATGAAGACAAACAAAAGAAGAGTAAAGACTTCTTCTACCATCTGTTTCGGTCAGATTTCAACGAAGAATTCATTGATAATAAAATTCAATTTTTCAATTCCGTTAATAATTTTGTGAGGCCGGAATATGTTATTACCCTTGATGAATGTAAAGAAGAGATTTCTGAACTTACATACATGGACTGATGAGTGGAACAATCAGACTTATCATAAAATAACAGTTTGTTTAATAAGATCAAAATGAAAAAAACCATAAATAGCCATCAGTCCAGAAAAGGATGAGAAAATGTAAATTGTTTTTGTTATCA